ACGTAGCGGATGCCGGCCACGTAGATCGGCTCCTTGAGGCCGGCAGAGCTGTAGTCCACGGCGCCCTGCGGCATCGCCCACCAGGTCTCGCCGTCATGGCTGCCTTGCACGCTGATGGTGCCGGCCGCCGATGCGTCCAAGGGCGTCGTGATCTGCGGCCGGATGGTGGCGTAGGCCTGCACGTCGTACACCAAGCCACTGCTGATGCTTGAGAGCACCGCCGCGGGGTCGAACTGGTCCACGCCGTTGGTGTTGATTGGGCTGAGAATGTCGGTGCGATATGCCATGGCTTAGTCTGGGTTCACGATGGGTTCGCTGTCGCCAGGTCCTACCTCGCCTTCGCCGGAACCAGGAGGCCGCACCGTTCTGATGCCGTCGCCTGGCTGAATGCTTTGCAGGTTGGCCGGCGTGGCACAGTCTCGGAACGCAGGGTATTCGTGAAAATGCCACTGCACGGCGTTCGCCGCCACCGCGCCGATCACCAGCTGGCCGGGCCGCAGCGCCACGATGTCGATGGCGTCGGGCCATCGCTGCACCGGCTTCTGCCGCTCGAGCCGGAAGATGCCTTCCACCTGCGGGTCATGCACCGCGATGGTGTACGTGATGCCGCTGGCCGGCCCTGGCGTGGTGCCTTCCACGCTAACGATGCGTCCGAGGATGAGGCGAGGGTCGGCCATTAGATGATCCGCTCTGCACCGGGCAGCTCTCGCCACCCTTCTGGGTCACGGTCGTACAGGTCCTGCAGCACGCACGTGGGCTTGTCGATCTCGGGGTTGCCCTTCTGGAACGTGGCAAAGACGGTGTAGGGGTATCTCATCGGCACGCTGTCATCGCCGGGGATGCAATACTGCACGTCCTCGCTGTTGGTCGGCGGCAGGTAGAACGTGCCGTAGTCGATCTCCCAGGTGTACGAGATGTCGTAGGTGCCGGCGTCGTCCACCTGGTTGACGGTGCCGCCTTCAAAGTGATACCACCCGCCATCGGGCATCTTGTGCAGCTTGTCGGTCTGCTTGGCGATGGCGTCGAAGACCCGAACGTCGTTGACCACCACCCGCACCTGGAGGGGCCGCAGCACCCGCACCTCCACCAGCTGCTTCTTGGCGATCTTCCAGACGAGCTTCTCGACTTGGGTGCCGTCGCCGCTGGTCGCCAGCACCTGAGACCGCACCGCCATGGGGATCTCGATGGTGGCCTTGCGGCTGCTCCACCCCCAGTGGTACCAGGTCGGCGCGTCCCGGTTGGGAGAACGAAGGTCCACAAACCGGTTGTCGTTGGAGTACAAACACTCGACGGTGCAGACGCCATCGCTGCCGGTGCTGATGTTGTACCGGTCGAGGCGCAGCCTGGCGTCCTCGGGGTGCTCGGTGTTGAGCGCCGGCACGTCAGGCGAGGTCAGCGCCGTCTGCGGGCTCAGGGTCTGCACGACGAACCGCCGGCTGGCTGTCAGCTTGCCGGTGCGGTCCTTGCCCAGCTGCTGGGACAGGGCGAGCTCATAGCCTGGAATGGTCATCCGACGCCCTCCACCACGATGCGGTTCATGTTGGCGCTGGTCGCCATGCCGAGGCCTTGGATCTGTTGACCGAACTGGGTGATGCTGTTGGCGGTCTCGGCGCCGAAGGTGGCGTTGATCTCGGATCGGATGGCCTTGAGGCTTTGCACCCAAGCGTCACGGGCTTTCGCTGCGGCCTCGGCCTGCTTGCGTTGGGCCTCCTCCTGCTCGCGGTACCAGTCGCGGAGCTTGTCGTGCCATTCCTCTTCCTTCTTCCGCTCCTCCTCGGCCGCCTTCGCCGCGGCGTCTGCTGCTTCCTGCCGGTTCTTCTCGACCTCCTCTTGGGTCTTGCGGCGGATCGAGGCGATGGCGTCCTCGGTGGATTGGTTGGTGGCGATTCGCTCTTCTTTGGTCTGAGCGTTGTAAGCCTTGGTGAGCTCCGCGATCTTGGCCTCGGCCTGGGCGACAATCCGCTGCTCCTCGGTCATGGCATCGAGGCGGGCCTGCTCGGTGATGCTGGCGACGTCATTAGCGGCCTTCTCGGCGGCCTTCTTTTCGGCCTCGGCTTTCTTCTCGGCTGCTTCCTTGTTGGCCTTGGTTTCGGCGGCCTTCTCGTTGATGTTCCGCCGTGTCCGTAGCTCGCGCAGGGTCTCCTCGAGCTGGGCCTGCTTTCGTTGCCCGGCGATGAGCTCGGCGATGCCACCGAAGCCGGCGGCCTTTACGTTGTCGTACTCCTCCTTGGTGGCCGCCAGTTCGCCTTCAACACGCTGAATCTCGGCCGACAACGCCTCGGCAGACTTGGCCGGGTCGTTGAAGTTGAGGCTGGCGCTGAAGTCCTTGGCCTTCTCGGCACCATCCTCGAGCAGGTCCACGATGTATTTCTTGATCGCCTGACCGACAGTGAAGGCGATGGTGGCGATGCCGGCGATGGCAGCGATCTTGCCGATGAGGCCCTGCACCACCTCGATCTGCTCGCCGTATTGCTTCTTGACCTGCTTGAGTTTCTCGCCGAGGGCACTGGTTGCGGCCGTCTGCTTATTCGTCGCCTCGGTCGCCTTGGCCGCCGTGTCGGCAGCTGCGGCGTCCACTTGCGCCTTGGCCTTGGCCACGTCGCCAGGTATGGCCGACGTGTCCGCCCGCATCTTGACGCCAATTTCGATAGGCTCTGCCACCTAGACCTCCAGTTAGGACGCCGTGGCGGTGCTGGCGATTCGCAGGGTGCCGGTCACACGAACTACATCGTCCATCTTCCAGCTCAGGCTGAGCTTGGTCCAGAAGGCTGGGAACTCCCACTTGCGGCTGCCACCGACCGTCAGGCGGCACGTCTGGTCAGGGGTGGCCGATGTGCCGGCGATGTTCCAGGTGGGCTTGGCGATGTCTCCAGACGCCGCCAACAGGCCACCGTTGGTCTGGTTGAGGTTGCCGGAGCCGTTGAAGGCGTAGCTGAGCTCGGAGAAGTCGCCGAGCCGCACCCTCTGGCTCAGACTCGGGATGCCGATGTTGCCTGAAAGAGTCGGATCGGTGCCAGCCTCCACCAGCTTGAAGCTGGCCGTGGCCGAGGCGCCGCTGGTCGGCAGGCTCGGCGCGTCGTTCACGTCGGCCTTGCAGGTGTAGCTGCCGCTCCAGCTGCCGATGCCGCCGGGCATCCACTTCCTCCAGCCGGTGGCCGCGCCGGTGGTCTCCGTGATCTCGATCTCCGGCCATGTGATGTCGATGGTCAGGGCGTTCATGTAAGCCACGTAGCCGCTGGCATACGTGACCAAGGCCGAGATGCCCAAGGGCGGGGTGGTCCTGGGGAAGATGCCCGAGAAGTCCACGGTGCCCGTTCGCAGGCCGTGGAACTTCTCCATCATGTTGATGGCCGAGCCTGTGGCCTGCGTCACGTCGATCTCGTTCGATTCGATCTTGATGGTGGCGAGATCCGTGGTCATACGCAGCGCGGTGCCGAACAGATACAGCAGGTCGCCGCTGGCCGCGATGCTGGTGAGGTTGCCGGTCTCAGACGTGAGCGGGTATGCAAGTGCCATAGTCAGGGTCTCAGGGGTTGGTCGCCAGGGCGGTGACGCGGAAGGTGGCCGTCATGGTGCCCTGCATGGTGTGCTCGTCGATCATGGTTGCGTCGTATGTCCGCACGTAGCAGTTGCTCGCCTTGGCAGTGTACCCGTTGGTCGGCAGCACTAGCAGGTGGCGGTGGAAGCCGTAGGTCGGGATGCGGCCAGCCTGGAGGATGGCGTTGCCATGCAGACGGTCGAGCACCGAGCTGATGTTGGTGCTGAAGTCGCCGGCCACGGCATCCTGCACCTGGTCGTACACGGTGAAGGTGGCGGTGGCGTTGAACTCATCGGCCGTGAGGCTGTGGTCCTGCTCCATCCGCACGCTCACCAGGAGGTAGGGGAACACCATGGCCGCCGGCGTTCCGTACACGCTGTACGCCCCGCTGATGATCTTCCAACCGCCGCCGTTGTACAGGCCGCCGGTGCCGGTGTCGGCCTTGAGGTGGTCGAAGATGGCTTTGTAGATCGAGGTGAGAATCATCCGATTGGCGCTCCCGTCTGCACTGCGTTCTTGAAGTAGCGCCGCACCGTGGTGGTGAAGCCGGCCTTGAAGGCCTTGGCGATGTTGCCTTGCACGGTCTGGTTGCGTGCCGCCGGCCGCATATACGGGCGAGCAGGCAGTCGCACCGAACGCTTGAGCACGAACATCAGGCGTTTACCACGGAACAAAAAGGCCACGCCAGGATTTCGGCCCGGTCGAAAATCAAGGTCGGGGACGCTGCGCAGGGTCTTGACGTTCGCACGCAGCTGGGCCGCCTCGTAGTTGGCCGGCACGGTGAGGTACTTGGACGTTCTCGGCTTGAGCACGCCGCCGTATTCCTGCACCCTGGCGTATCGCTCGTTGGTGCCCACAATCAGGCTGCCGTTCTCGGGGATCGTCGCCTGGATGCTGTTCCGCAACCTGTTGGTGACGGTGCCCGGTGGGCTGCCAGGTGGCGACGGCACCCTCATGCTGGTCTTGGTGAAGCTCTGCTTGAGGTACTTGACCAGCACGTCGCCTGAACGGCCGATGCCAACGTTGGACGCCTGCAGCAGCATCTCGCCCAGCTGCGTCGGGTTGACCTGCATGAAAATGCGGTCCACACGCATGGTTAGTCCTGGTCTCGCTCGAGGGTGACCACGTACACGGTGCCCATGGTGATGAGGTTTCGCGGCTGGCCGGCCACCCGGTACTGCACGCCCGAGATAATCACCTTGTCCTTGGGCGTGATGTTCCATGCGGCTCCGGCGTTGGTGATGGGGGCGCAGTACACGTCGAACAGCTTGGTGGTGGCGTCACGGCCGTAGATGAGGGCATCGCTCGCCGAGGTCGGCTGCACGTTGCACTGCACGCTGGCCGACGCCGTGCCGGGGAACGTGCCCACCGGCACGCCATCTCCGCCGGCGTCCCATGTTGCGGTATAGATGTCCATGGTCTGGGTCAGGAGGTGCCAAGGTGTGCTTGCCACGTCACGCCCTCCCGCTGTTGTACGCCCTGATGATCACGGCCTTGATGTCGTTGACCTTGGCCGGGTCCATATTGGTGTAGCTGTACTGGCCGAGGCTCTCGCTCTGCAGGCCGAAGTTGCGTCCGCGGGCGGAATACGCCAGGTCCATCAGCCGCCAGACGTTCATCTCGAGGTCGGCTGGCGTGGTGGCATAGCCACCGGTGTAGACCACCTGCACGTTATCAAAGCCCTCGGGGAACCATGGCTGCGTCGAGAAGGTGGCATCGACGCTGCCGAACGCGGTGACGGGATAGCGGGCTCGCACCGGGTCGATCCGCGAGAGCACGCCCGAATCGCCGTTGACCCGATACGTGCTCGAGTCGAGCACCTCGGCCGTGCCGTCCGCGGTGTAGACCGTCACGCTGGTGATGCTGGCAACGGGCCACTCCACCAGGTTGATGGTCTGCTCGCCGGTGCCGTCGTACCGCTCGGTGCGGCTTACCGATTCGAAGCCGTTGGTCAGGTTGCGGTCGCACCACCGCCGCACCTCGGCGCTCACGCCGTCGAGGATGTAGCCCAACACGGTGTCCTGCGCGGAGCCGACGATGCCAGCCCACGTCTTGTACCTGGCGGTGGTGGTAAGAGCTGCCATGAAGCCCGGCCCGTTGCTTTCGCCGCGGGCCGAGGGTGTGTGAGCAAGAGAAACTATCAGGCCGAGGTCGGGACCGTCACACGACCAAGCAGCGAGGTCGAGTTGCCGAGGTTCTGCGAG